TAAAAGTAAAGAATTTTTCGATAGATTAAAAAATTATTTCAATAGACCGGGTGCATCTATAAGAGATAGAGCAAAGTGGTTGGCGTTTGTACAATTAAATGAAGAATATGGATATGCAAATGTATCCGTTAGAAATCGTACAATAGTTGGTAAACGTTCAATAATAAACCCAATCTCAGGTAGATTGAATTTAGTAGTTGCAGATAACCCATCAATTGGTGAAATAAAACCATTTGAAGAAAGATTATTAGATGAGTATATGGTTGAGTATGGCCATTTTATACAATTTAATGAATATCCTGATTCATCTAAATTATCAAAAAGTGCAAATTTTTTAGGTGGTTTGGCCGGTGATTATGGTAATATGATAAAAAATACGGTAGGTGGGAAAAATTTAGTGGATGCATATAGTACAAACTATAATACTCCTGGAACAACGGAATATGAAGCACATAAAGTAATTGAAAAGAAAATAACAACAGAATTTAATGAAAATGTAGAAAAATATATAGTTTCTAATATAACCGAATTAAGAACTGGTATAAATGAGTTTGAAATAGAGCAATTAATAAAAAATAATCCGATTATCAAAAATGCCATTGATATAATAAAAAAATTAAAAGAAGCAAAAAAGAAAAAACCTGCAATTGGTAAACAAATAAAAAAAGCCTTAAAATTTGAATTTCCGAAATTACCAGATAGGAAAAAGATAATAGAAGAATCAAAAGAAAAATTATTAGAAAAAGCAATCGAAGAGGTTAAAAATCAAATTATCCCCCCAATTGAAGATATCATACTACAACCAATATATCAGTATGTTCAAATGGCAGTTGCAATATTAGATTCTATTCCAAGTCCAAAACCAACTGCTGCAGAAATTAAAAAATTTGTAAAAGATACTGCAAAGGGATTAATACCTGAAATAGATATACCAATTGAAATTCCAAATATACCAACAAAAGAAGAATTGCAAGAACAAATTGATGCAAAAACACCAACCGAAGAAGAAATACGAGCTCTGGCGGAAGAAAAGATAAAGGATTTGATACCAGACCCACCTTTTATTAGTTTTACACCACCTAGTTTTATTTTTAGCACTAAAACAAATGTGATGATTGACCCGTTTCTCCAACTTGCACAAATACATTTAATGGGTGTTGGTGGTAATATGATGGTGACAGCACAATATACACCACCTGCACCACCGGCACCTGCAAGCATAAATTATACAGGATATCAAGTAAAAACAGGACCTCCTGTACCTGATTTTCCTTCAACGATTGAATTTCCTCAGATTGATTTGGGTAGTATTGAAATACCAACTTTTCCAGAATTGCCACAATTGCCAAATATAAGTCCGGTGGATTTACTTGCATCATTGGCTCTATCTTTGCCTGATATAAAAATAAAATCTCCAAATATAAAAATAGACATACCAAACATACCCGGTGTGGGATAAATTATTAAATCAAATATTTATTACTAAACATATACAAAACAATTATTATGAAATCAGAAATTTTATTAACTTTAATTAAAGAAGTTGTTAAAAACGAAGTTAAGTTACAAGTAAAAGAAGAACTTGTTAAACTTATCAAATCTGGTGCAGTTACATTAAACTCACAAAAGAAACCATCTACTCCATCATTGAGAGAGATGACAGAAGTTACTCCCACACCGGTTAAAAGACAACAACCATCAAAACCTCAAAGAGAATTTTCAAAAGACCCTATGATAAATGAGATTTTGAATATGACTCAACCATTTTCATCCGAGCAACGTAAAGAGGGTGCACAAGCGGTTGGAAGTGTATTGGATATGATTAAGCCAGAATTAAGAGTCGACGAGAGTGAGTGGGAAACAATGGATTTTAGAGAGGTAAATATACCATCTAATGTTCCAAATTTTGAATCAACCGGTGATGGATTACAAGATGCTACAATAAAAGCATTGACAAGAGATTATAGTGAATTAGTAAAAAGATTTAAATAATGGCAATAGAGATAGGTAAACTTTACACATCCGATTTAACGGAAAACGAATATAAGATATTAGGTATTGGAATTAATAGAGTTTCCGATTCTAATGGTATATTTGCTGTAAACTATACAACTCTAAAACAAGCAAAAGATAATTTAAAGAATTTAATTCTTACTAGAAAGGGTGAAAGAATTATGAATCCTCTGTTTGGATGTGATGTATCGGATATTTTATTTGAACCAATGGTAGATTCATCAATTTCTCAAAGAATAGAAGATAGTATTTTAGAAGCGGTTCAAACTTATTTACCATATTTAGAAATTCAACAAATATTGTTTGATTACGATGATGAAGATATTGATGCTAATAAAATAGTTTTGGATATAAAATTTGCATTAACAATTAACCCGTCACTTTCGGATAATTTGATGTTGGATATTAAAAAATAATAAATAAAAAGAATGGCTATAAAATCTATAAATAAGAATTGGGGTAACACAAAAAATATTAGTTACATAGGAAAAGATTTTGATACTTTAAAGCAAAATTTAATTGATTTTACTAAAACGTATTTTCCAACTCAATATTCTGATTTCAATGATGCATCACCTGGTATGGTATTCATTGAACATGCAGCAGCAATAGGTGATGTGTTATCATTTTATCAAGATACACAATTAAAAGAATCGATGTTAAGTAATGCAACCGAAAGGAAGAATATAATTGCATTGGCACAATCGGTTGGATATAAACCAAAGGTAACAACACCGGCCGTGACAACTCTTACTGTATATCAATTAATCCCAAGTATTGGTATTGGTGTAAATAATAGACCGGATGATAGATTTTATTTAAAAATTAAAAATGGTATGGAAGTGGTATCGACTACAAATTCATCCATTATATTTAGAACGATAGATGATGTTGATTTTGTTAATTCAGGAAGTAGAGAGATAGATGTATATAAAAGAAATGAGACCGGAGAGGTAGAACAATATTTGATTACTAAAAAAGTAAAAGCCATATCTGCAAAAGAAGTGACCAGTACAATAACTGTATCAAACACAACAGATTATCCTACTATAACCCTAACCGATACTAATATAATTTCGATAACATCGGTAGTAGATGAGGATAATATCAAATATTATGAAGTTCCATATTTGGTACAGGAAACTATTTTTGTAGAGCAACCAAATACAGAATCAAATGGTGATTTATATGAATCGGTTAATAATGTTCCATATATTTTAGAAGTACAAAAAGTACCTAGAAGATTTTGTGTGAAAGTAAATTCGGATAATACTATGGATTTACAATTTGGAAATGGTAATGAAAGTAATTATGATGAAAAAATATTACCAAATACTAAAAATGTTGGTATGGGATTATCTAATTCTATTCAAAGATTGAATCAAGGAATTGACCCATCAAATTTTTTAAAAACAAATACATTTGGCATTGCACCAAATGGTAAAACATTGACAATAAAATATTTAGTAGGTGGTGGTGTTGATTCTAATATTAATCAAAATGATTTAACAACAATATCAAAAATTGAATTTGAAGAAGATTTACTATCAATACCAACAAATTTATTAAATCAATATAATAGATTCAAACAATCTATTGCAGTAGAAAATTTAGAAGCTGCAACAGGTGGTAAAAGTGCAGAATCAGTTGAAGAAATTAGACAAAATGCATTAGGCACATTTGGTTCTCAAAACAGAGCTGTAACCAGACAAGATTATATCGTTAGAGCATTATCAATGCCGGAAAGATATGGTAGTGTTGCAAAAGTATATGTTAGTCCTGATGGTGAGATTGATAATAATTCTCCATCTTCTATTTTATCAAATCCTAAAAATATTTTAGAGTTTACAAATTTAGTAGATAGTATAAAAGATAAATCAAAATCAGAAATTCAAAAAGAATTAATTAAATATCTTTCTCAAAAGAAAACATCTATTTCTGAAATTAATAATCCGTTTGCAATAAATATGTATATTTTGGGATACGATTCAAATAAAAATCTTACAAATTTAAATGAAGCCGTTAAAGAAAATCTTAAAACATATATAAGTGAATATAGAATGATTACCGATGGTATAAATTTATTAAATGGATTTATAATTAATATTGGTGTTGATTTTGAAATAATAGCTTATTCAAATTTTAATAAAAGAGAAGTTCTTACCAATTGTTTGACAGAAATACAAGATTATTTTAATATAGATAATTGGACATTTAATAAACCAATAAACATTTCGGAATTAGAACTTATTTTAGCAAATGTTGAGGGGGTAATGAGTGTACCATCTGTTAAAATTTCTAACTTATGTGGTGGAGATGGTAGTTATTCACCAAATAGATATAATATAGATGCTGCAACTAAAGGTAAGATTGTCTATCCTTCTTTAGACCCGTCCATATTTGAAGTTAAATTTCCTAACAAAGACATTAAAGGGAGGGCATTATAATGCATATATTTTACACATCATCATTTGACGCAAGTATATATCTTCAACAACCTGAACAAAATGCAGGTAGAGATGAGATATTAGAAGTAGGTAAACTTTATTATGGTTCTACTATGGATGTCTCTAGAACTTTAATTAAATTTAATACAACACAAATTTCTCAATCAATTGTAGAAAGTATAGGAACAGGAAGTTATTCTGTTTTCTTAAATTTAAAATCTGCAAATTCCGAAGAAATCCCATTGGAATATACATTATATGCAAATGCAGTATCTCAAAGTTGGACTATGGGCACTGGAACTAAATTTGATAATATATCATCCGATGGGGTGAGTTGGTATTACAAAAACGGAACAGATAAATGGATGAATTATACAATAACACCAGATGCATATGTAAGTGGTTCCGACACAGGTTCATTATTAAATGGTGGTGGAGGAACATGGTATACCGCATCTATGGCATCTCAATCCTTTAGTAATGAACCGGATGATATTAGAATGGATGTAACAAATATTGTAAAACTATGGATTAGTGGTTCAAATAGATTACCAAACAACGGGTTTATATTACACCATCACACGTCGGCATCATTAAATACCGATATAAGTGATTATGGTGTTCTTAAATTCTTTTCAAAAGAAACAAATACAATATATGAACCTAAATTAGAATTGGTATGGGACGATATTTCTTTTGTAACTGGAAGTTTAACACCGGTAACAGGTTCGGCTGAAGATGGTTATAAAGTTATAATTGCAAATCTTAAAAAAGAATATTCGGCAAATACAAAAGTAAAAATAAGAATAAAAGGAAGAGATATGTATCCTTCAAAATCTTTTGGAACAACATTTGCATACGACCAATCAAAATATATAACAAATATTTATTATCAATTAGAGGATTATATCACAGGTGAGGTTATTTTACCATTCGGAGATTATACAAAAGTTAGTTGTGATTCTACATCTAATTATTTTGTTATGAACTTAAATACATTTCCAAAAAATAGAACATATAAATTGAAATTAAAAGTTGTAGAAAATGATATTTCTACAATAATTGATGAAAAATATATTTTTGATTTAGTATAATATGACAGGATTAGAAGCAATATCAGAAAAATTACAAGAACAAAAAAAGAAACAATTTGAAGAAATTTTAAGTGTATCCGGTTCGTCTGCAATATCAAAAAATGATTATAATGTAACCATTGTTGATAATATAAATCCAGCAACTTCATTAATATTTAAGGGGTTAGATACACCAAAATACGATGAAACCGAATTACTTAAAGCAGTTAATGTTACGGTAACAGAATTGGCACCAAACATCCCAACATCAAACTTGGATTTGGTTCCAAAACCAATTTATGATGCGGAAGTAACATCAAGTAATGAATTGAGAGTACAGAATACCAGATTACAAATTTTAATAGATGGATTAAATACGACTATCACAGGTTTAAGAGCTCAAGTTCAAACGGAAATAAATAATAGATTAACAATTGAACAAACAAATGATGCTTTAACCAATCAATTAGATACTTTAAATGGGACAATATCCGACTTTACTGGTCAAATATCCACATCATTACAAAAGTCAGTTGATGAATCGATTTTAAGAGCATCTTTACAATCACAAAACACAGGATTCAAAGCACAAATAAGAGCATTGATTAAACAAATTGATTCATTGAATTCAATTATTGAAGGATTACAAGCACAATTAGGTGCGTTGCAACAACAGCAAGCGATACAACAATCTGCACAAGCGGTTGCATTTTCATCAGGTGCAGAAATTATCAATGAAGTTGGTTTGGTTAAGTTTACCGATAAGGGAAATGATAAAGATGGTTGGATAACTGCTGCAGTATCTACACATCAATTAGAAAAAAGAAGAAAAAAACAATGGAGATATGGTGAAACGATAGAGTTTACAAATAACGATAAGTTTCCAATTACAATCAATATAAAAACCACATTTGGCCCGAAAGGTGAGTTCTTTAAGCTTCCAGAAACTAGTTTTAGTTTAGGAGCAGGTAGTTCAAAATCAATGAAACCCACATTATATACGGGCAGGCCACCATTAAAGTATGGTAATAGAGAACGTAGTTCTGATTCTATTGGTAATATATCTATCGAAGTAGTGAGACAAGATGGTTCTAAAAAATCAAAAAGTTTCAAAACGATATTAAAATTACAACATCCTGATTCATATCCAGGATTCTAAATAAATAAAGTATGAGTATTAAAAAATATACAAATTTTGAAAATATAAACAATAAAACCGAAAATTATGGTCAATTTTTGGAAGATAAGGATTTATTTATAGTTTCTAAAAACGAAATACAAATAAGTGAATTTGGTAACACACCATATGATGTTATGGAAATATCGGTTTATGATATTAATAACAATTTATTACCACATAAATCTGGAAATAATGTAGCATATATAAAATCTACGGATATTAAGAACTACATGTATAATATTACAAATAATTTAGGTAAGAAAGAAGTTGCAATTGATATTGAGAAATTATTAAGTGATTTAGGATTTACTAATGGTATATTAAAAATAAATCTTAATTTTGTTAGAAATAGAGTTGGTAACGAAAATGAATTACAAAGGGTTTGGATACATGAAATATCACCTTCAAGAGAAGAAATTCGTATTATTCCATTGAAAACAAATAACGAAAATATAAATAAACTTAATACAAATCAATTTAAGAATTTAAAAGCTTTATCTAAAGATTTTGTTTTTTATAAAGAAAGTATTTTAAATACTATAAATTCTTTTGATAATTCTTTTCTATCAAAGGTGGATGATTATTTAATTTCACAATATGGTAGTGATTATATAAAAATTTTAAAGAAGGATTTTGGTATTAATGATTTTGAAGGATACAAAAAAAGAATAGTAGAAAATTTTAAAAGTTCCGTTAATTACTTTTTAACAAATAAAGAATATAAAATATCAAATTCTAATTTTGGAAAACCATCAGAAATTAGATTCTATGATTATGAACAATATGAGTATGAATATTTACTTAATGAAATTAATAACATATTACTGGATTGTATAAAATACAATTCATCTATTTTTAAAAGAAGAGATATAATTATTAAATAAAATATTTATATAAAATAATAAATTGTGCAGAATATAAATCCAGACGCTTTCGAAAATATTCAAATAAATAATGAATCAGGCCGTGCCGAAACAAACGGAGGTGGTGGCGGGGGAGGATATGTCCCACCAATAGTAAGTGATACGGATGGCCCTTTTAAAGTTTATTTAACATCAGAAGAGGCAGCCGAATATTTTGAAGGTAATAAGTCGATAGGTATTGGAATTTCTCAAACAATTGAATATACGCCATCGACTTCATTTGGTAGTGAAAGAACATATACTTCAAAAATAGATAATAAAGTTGCAAAAAATTACTTTGTAGTATTTTTAAATAAAGAATTTAGAGGGCATAATGGAGAAACCGGCAAAGATACTTATTATGAATCAATAAGAGCATCTGAATATAGATTGAAGCCTGATAGTCAAACTGAATACGAATTTTATGAATATAAAAATTTAAATGGTGTTACTGGTACAATTGAATTATCATTTTTGTTTGAAAGAAAGAAAATAGCACCAACAGATGGGGATATTATTATACCAACTAAAAATTATAAGTTTAGAATAAATGTAAATTCAAATTATTTAGCAGAATTAGAGGATGTATTTTCTGTACATTATCAAATAGTAAATAGTAATACTAATATTATAACAGGTAGTGTTCTATTAAGCAATCCAAGTACCGATGAAATATCTTTAAGTGAAGAAATACTAAATAATTCAAAATTAATATTATCATTAGTTGGTGAATTGCCAAAATATTTTTCTTTTGATAATATAAAAGTCGGTAACCTTGCAAGTCCAGATAGAACTCTTAGTTTAGATGCATCTATAATAAAACGTGGAAATGTAAATGTTGATGTTACATTTGCAAAAAACATTCCACAACCGGTTGTTAGTACAATTGATACACAATACAATGGTCAGGTTAAAGATAGTGATTCCGATAAAGTAATTGAAATACCTTTTACAACATCGAATGCAAATAGTATAAATGTAACATTTCCAAATGGTAGTGTAAGAAATGTAAAAACTACATCGTTTACCGTATCATTTAAAAACGATTTAGGTGGAAGTTTTGATTTGCAAAAATTAATACTAACTCCTGTTTTTGATAATATTTTGGGAGCATCTAAAGAGGTATTTGTTAAATTTGCAAGAATTAATAATACTCCCGATATCGTAAGTGTTTCATACCCAGCATCCATTGATATTCCGGCATTTTCGGATTACAATATTGAATATGAGGTAAAATATGAAGCTTCGAATACAACTTATGTAAAAGTTGAATTATTACAAAAAGATAATACAAAAATTGTTTATTTAGATAAATTGACACCAAATGGTTCTTTTAAGGTAAATATTAAATCTTTAAAAGAACAATTTATAAATTGGGAAGGGAACATATCTTTTATATTTACAGCAATTAATAATGGTGGAGATGTTTCATTGAGCAGTAACACTTATTCGTATACAACAAATGTTATATATCCAACTATATTGATGGATGAAAATTTAATTAATACATCTCTATTCAATGCATTTAAGAAACAAGTTAATATTCCAGATTTAGATAGAGATAGTAAATATTTAACACATCTTGCTAATTTTGGAGATGATAATCAATTTTTAGTTTCTAGTTGGGAAAACGATGATTGGACATTATCAAAAAAATCCATAGATGAATTAGGTAATGAATTTGTTAGACCAGAAGATAAAGTTGAAAGTTTAATATTAAAATTATATACACCACTTTCAGCAAATATTACAAATAATTCAACACTATGGATTACAAAATTATTAACTAATCCATTAATTGAAACAATTGTATTAAATCAACAAGATGATTTAAAATGCCCACCTTTAAAGGGCCCTAATTTCAATGTTGAGGTAGATTTTATAACAGGAAAATCAACCGGATACGAATCTTTAGATGATTTGATATTGAGTTCATCGATATCAAGTTCATCACAATTGGTTTTACAATATTTAAGTGGGTCAAATATTAATACAGAAGATTTAAATATTGAATATGTAAGTGGTTCTACCTATTTATGGAACAATTTTGTTCATTTTAGTTCTGCAAAAGAAAGAGTAGATAATTTTGTATATAAAGTTAAATTAATTGAATTATACGAACAATTGATAACCAGTGCATCTACTGATTATACTAATGGTTTATCTGCACTATATACTGGTTCTATTTCATCGTTACAAGAGGTGGATAGACAAAACATAAAGAAAAATCAAATTATACAATCATTTGATGGATTTGAGAAATTTTTATACACATCATCATCATTAAGTTGGCCACATAATGGAAGTACCAAAGAATTAAGTACATCTACTTTAGTATTAAATACAAATGGAACGGGTTGGTATGATACTATTATAACATTGGCGGAAGATTTTGATATTGAAAATAGAAATTGGATTCAAAATAATATTCCAACATATATTGTAAATAATGAGGATAATGCAAGTTTGTTATTATTCTTTTCAATGATAGGACAGCATTTTGATAACATATATTTTCACACTAAATCGATTGAAAGAAGTAGAGGTTTGGGTTATAAACAAACTGGAAATATATCTGATAAATTATTATATGATATTCTTAAATCACAAAATTGGGATGCTAGAAATTTAGCCTCTGACAATCAATTATGGAATTTAGTATTTGGTGTAGATAGTGATGGAAATCAAGTAAATGAAAATCCTGCGAAGAAAAGAAACTTTGAAGTATGGAGAAGAATTGCAAATAATTTACCATATCTTTTAAAACATAAAGGTACTAGACAGGGTATTTACGCTTTATTGGCATGTTATGGTATTCCATCATCAAATCTTTCAATATTAGAATTTGGGGGCCCGGAAGTAACGGCCAATACTAAAAATAAATTAATATATGATAATATTACCAGTGCTCTTAAATTTTACGGACAAAATTCTGGAAGTATTAAATTAGAATGGAAGAATACCGAAAGAAATAGAAAACCAGATACAATAGAATGTTTTGTGAAACCGGCATATAGTGGTAATTTTAATATCATATCTGGTAGTGGATGGGGAATAAATCTTATTGGTTCAACGGATTCTAAATATGGTAAAGTTGAATTTAATTACTCTGGTTCAATTTCAATGTCTACATCTTTATTACCAATATTTAACGGAAACTTTTTTGGAATAGAAGTTAGCAGAACTAGTGGAAGTATATCATCCAGTTTTGAATTAAATATTAGACAATCCAATAAGGAAAGAACAATATTCCAAGAATCGATTTCTGCAAGTATTTTAAATGTTAGTGCAAGTTGGGATGGTGGAAATTACATTTATATTGCAAGTGGTAGTACCGGATATAGTGGTTCATTAGATGAATTCCGTTTATGGAGTACACCATTAGATAAAGAAAGATTTTACGAACACGTTTCTTTCCCTGAAATGGTTAATGGTAATCACGTATCTGCATCTACTGATGATTTATTCTTTAGATTGGATTTCGAATATCCAAAAAATTTGGCAGTATCGTCATCCTTATTGAATGTAGATGCAAATATTTATTTCTCATCATCTTTATATAGAAATGATTTAGAAAGTGGTTCTATAACCAATGGAACATTAATATTTTCAGAAAATCCATCTGCATCATATTCGGCATCCGCAATTGGATTTCCGTCATTAATAAATTATCCATTTCAATTTGAGGCAATAGATAGAACGGTTGTATTGGAAATTCCGGATATTGGTTCTGGTAGGTATTCTACAAATAAAGTTAGATTTGAATCGCAAACTTTGGTTACGGATTTATCTTCAAAAGGTAGAGCAACTAAAAAGACATTTGACCAATCCCCAACCGATTCAAATAGAGTGGGATTATTTTTCTCACCTACAAAAGAATTAAATATTGATATTGCAAAGTCATTAGGTGGATTAAATTTAGATAATTATATTGGTGACCCATCCGATGAATATAAATCAAATTATGTTAGATTAGATGAATTAAGACAATATTATTTCCAAAGATTTGATAATAGAGACATATATGCATATATCAACTTAATCAAACTATATGAAAAGTCGATGTTTGATGATATTAAAAAAATGTTGCCTGCAAGAGTTAAAGCAACTACTGGTTTATTAATCGAACCTCACTTTTTAGAAAGAAGTAAGATTGCAAGAAAAAGGCCGATTGGTGAAGATTATCAATTAGATACCGAAATAAAATATAGTGATACAACATTAACAACGGCTGAAAATAATCAATATGAAAGTATAATTGATGCAAATTTAAGTGAAAATCTAATTGCAGAAAATAATCAATATGAATCTTTAATTTCAACAACCGATACACAAAGAACAATTGCAGAAAATTATCAATATACGGCATCTTATGTGTATTTTGATGATACATCGTTAACGGCTGAAAATTTGCAATATGAAGTAAGTATAGATGCCAAATTGGAGCAACCTACTATTACAACGGAAATTGATTTAGGAGTAGAAACTTATGGTGAAACCGCGTATGAGACTATTGGATTTGGTATTTATGCACAAAATGGTAATACAATTAGAACTTATTTAGACAAAGATAATAGAAGAGTAAAAGAAAGAATTAGAGTTCAATTGATTACAGAGGAAAAAGAAAGAATGATAACTAAATTTGCAGTGACCGCATCTGCAACTGGATTTGGAGACCCACGTGGAGGATATGTTTCTGCTATTGAAACATATAATCAAACTTATTTAAACATCCAACCATTTAGTGGTTCCACAATTCCTACAGTTCAAAATAATATAGTTGCAGTAGTACCTGTGGACGGATATTTACCAACACATTATAGAAATACATCGGATTTAACAAGAGGATTGGAAAATTCATATTATAGAGGGTCAAAAAATACGGCAGCAACTACCTTAGATGGTAGTTCTCCTATTGAAATATTTGTATCTAATCCAAATACATTAACGGTAAATAGAACAGGCAGAAATACATCAGAACCAATTTTGGAAGTAGAATAACTAAATTTAAAAAATAATTATATTTATAAACAAAGATAATATTAAACTATGGGATATTTAAGTAACACAGAACTAACCGTTGACGCCATTCTTACAAAAAAAGGTAGAGAAAAATTAGCAGCAGGTCAAGGTTTAAACATTACTCAATTTGCATTAGCAGATGATGAGATTGATTACACACTTTACGAACCAGCACATCCATTAGGTTCAGCTTACTATGATGCATCTATTAAAAATATGCCTGTATTAGAAGCTAATCCAGATGAGACTCAAGTAATGAAGTATAAGTTAGTAACTTTACCAAAAAACACAACTAGAATTCCGGTTGTTGAATTTGGAGTTCCTAATTTGGCAGTTAATCAAAGAAGTGGTGAGGTTGCATTATCTCCGACTACATCTCCAGCTGGAAATAGAACAATGGGATATACGATTGTTCTTTCTAATAAAAATGCGGGTGATATTGTTGGTGAAGGTGTGACATCAGATGCTGGAACAACTCCGGTATTCATTGGTGATAATGCATCAGCAACAGCAGCAATCGCTAAAGGATTATCTTTCAAATTTATTCCAAACCCATCATTAACTTCGACTATCAAAACAACAATAACTGTCTATGGTAACGAAACTGGTGGTTCACAAACTATTCCAATCACAGTAACTTACGTTCAATAATAAAATACTATGGCATTAATTAGAGACAATAGAGGAGCCCTTTTAGCAAGTAATTTATCAAATTATTTAGCAGGTGCGTCAAACACAACGGGAACACCTGTCGATACGACACAATTGATAAGTATCATTAACCAATTTTTAGGTGCAGGAGAACAAATATCTGCCGATGTAACTACCATCACAAATGGTATTTATAAAAAGTTTGGTTCAATCGATAAAGTAGTAAATAGAACACAAATTGTAACTTCTGGAATATGGAGTGGTGATACTGGTTCATTGGATGCTAAAGCAACTTATACATCATCTACACAGGTTGCATCTACAAGTGGTAGATACTATTTAGATGTATATAATGAATTAACATCGTCTGGTACTGCAGAGGTTCAATTTTCAATTGCATATGGTGATGTTAATGGGTTTGGTGCACCCACAATAACACAAAATGACGATTCAACCTTACCAACCAAAGCAACTTATAATCAATTCAAAAATATATTATTAGACCCTGCAGATAATTACTTTAGTGTTTATACAGGTTCAGTTGCAGGTGGTCATGATATGAAAAATTTCTATGTAATCAATGTAAATAGAGCAAGATACAAAGAAAGATTGGACCCAGGAAATATTTCAATAGATTTATCAGGTTCAGTTAGAAGTATTACTCTAATTGATGATAGTGGTGGTAGTGATGAAAACGTAACAACTGCAGGTAGAGTTTATAACTTAGTTAGTGGTTCATTAAATATTGGTTCGGCATTAACTGCATCAATCGCTACAACCGGTGGATATAGTGCACCAGGAAATGGTCAAGGATATGGTTTGTTTTATCCAGATATGGGTATTATATTATTAAATCCATTAGCATTAGCTTCGGCATGTGACCCAAATTTAGCACCTGCAACAAATTCAATACAATCAATTTATCATCAAAAAAATGGTAATAACTCAGGTTCGGTTGCATTGTTGATGGCAATTAGTGGTGGTGCAGACTTACAAATAAGAAGAACTGAAAATATTTCAACTTCTCATTACTTTGTAAGAGCAAATAATAGAGAATTTAACTTCTCAAATAACCCAACATTTGTAACAGGTTCAGTTGGTGCATTTGTTAACCCATTATTTGAAAGAGACCCACATGTATACATTACATCAGTAGGATTATATGATGATGCAAATGAATTATTAGCAGTTGCAAAAACTTCTCAACCAATTGAAAAATCTTTTGATAAAGAGATAGCAATTAAAGTTAAATTAGATTTCTAATCGGAGAATAAAATAAAAACTATAACCCACCTTAATTTGGTGGGTTTTTAGTTTTAGAATATTTATATACGATATGTTAAAAAGAATACCAAAGTCAGATATTAGTATTAGGCCGTTTAAGGCATATAAAGAATGGAGTTTTAATAACTTTGATTCTGGTTCAATTACTATGTTAGAAGCAAACGAAGCTTCAATGGATTTAAATTTAATTACAACGGGCAGCTTAATGGGTTCTATATATCCTAAAAATTCATTATATGGACAATTAAGAGCTCAGTTTTATAATGATTTGGGAGATAATCCATTTTTAAGAACCGGAGAAAAAACAAATTATTATACTTCAAAACCAAAAGCTCAAGAAAGATTTTTAAGTGGTTCGGCAAAAGTAATATCAATTCCAAACATTTATGTAGGTGAGGGAATTAAAAAGGGTTCTTTAACATTGATAGACGATGGAACGACTTATTTTGATGATGCATATGGTAATTTAGTTGGTGATGTTCCTGATAGAATTTATTTTGGTAAGATAGATGTAGAAAATGAAACAATTAATTTTATTGATATTGCAGATAATGCATATAGTGGGACAATTGATTCTTTCTTTTTGGATATACAGAACAATGAATTTACAATGTCGTATTCAGGAACAGAATATGGTATGGTAATAGTGTCATTTGACATAGAATCTGGATTAATGTTGGTTGATAATATACCATTTTTAGAACCAGAAGCACAAATGATTAGATTTGGTAATATTTTTTATAATCAAGGATTAATAGTAATGACGCGTGAATTTGATTCTTTATTAAATTCAGATTGGGATTTATCATTTAAATCAACGAAAACGATTTATGAACACGAATATTTATTAATAGCCGAACAGGATGAGTTCAATGTATCTCAAAACCCATCTGCAATTATTAATGTAGGTAGACAATCACAAAGATATATAACTTCGGATGGAAAAACAATGAGTGTTATTACAAATCCTGGAGTAAATTATATCAAAAAGAAAACTATACTAGAAAATGGAAATATATTAGATTATAGATTTACAGGTTCTTATAGTGGTTCTAATCAAGCAACTTATGCAGGATTTGAACATTATTTTGAAAGTGGTTCATCGGATACTACTGGTTCTTTTTTAACACCATTTATTACAACAATAGGGTTGTATGATGACGATTGTAATTTGGTTGCAATTGCAAAATTACCACAACCAATAAAGTCAGAACATGATTTGACTGTAAACTTTATTGTACGATTTGACACATAATCTTATATTTATATTTAAAAAACAAACACAATGGCAAGTATTATAGAAATGTATAACGCAGATAAAAAGTTAGTAGTAGCTACAACATCTGATAAAACACCATATTATTCAGAGGGAACAGATGGTAAAACTGCAAATTTAGTAGATGAAAAATCTATATCAGAATTGGAAAAAAAACTATCTACTGCTAGATATGGTCAAGGAGTTGGTAATTGGGGTGCAGTATATAGTGATGCATCTGGTAAAAATTACAGCAAGTTGGTAAAAAAAGATTAAAAAATTTAATGGCTAAAAAAGTTACAAAAAAGAACAATCCAAAATGGGTTGCACAAAAATATGGATTTAAGTCTGGTTTAGAAGAAACCATCTCTCAACAAATAGAATCTTATGGAATTAAAGTAGAGTATGAAACTGAAAAAGTTCCATACATAATTCCTGCATCCACTCACCACTATCATCCCGATTTCAAACTACCCAATGGTATTAGAATAGAGACAAAAGGTAGGTTTGTGGCAGCTGACCGTAAGAAACACTTATTGGTTAAAGAACAAAACCCAAATATGGACATTAGGTTCGTATTTTCCAATTCAAAGAACAAAATCACCAAAAAGTCCAAAACGACCTATGGGGATTGGTGTGAAAAGAACGGATATAAATATTCGGACAAAATCATCCCAAATGAGTGGTTTTTAGAGGAAAATAGACCATAAATTATTTGGTAATATCAAATATTTGTCGTATATTTAAGTCGTGTTGAAGCAAAATGATAAGAATATAGTCGTATCTACTCTAACCGGTGTGTTAGGTAGTTATCTCAACCTTAAAGGGAATGAGTTAGCATTTTACTGTCCTTTCTGCAATCACCACAAACAAAAACTCCAAGTTAATACGGAAACCCAAAAATGGCATTGTTGGACTTGCAATAGTGGTGGTAAGAAATTGACCTCTTTATTAAAGAAGTTGGATGTCGACAGAAAGACTATTTCTATTATTAGAGAAATCTACGGAGATAACAATTATAACCCACTTTTAGAGGATGCCGATACAAAGGTGTTCATTTCCCTACCAAAAGAATTTATTAGTCTTAGTGAGGTTCCAAAGGGGTTTAATCCAGAATATAAACACGCAATCCATTACCTAACTCAAAGAGGTATTACCGAAAAAGATATAATCAAATATAATATTGGATATTGCAAGGAAGGATTATATGGTCAACGAGTAATCATACCATCATACAATTCCGATGGGTCATTAAATTACTTTGTTTCTCGTTCGTATTATCCGGACAACAAAATGAAATACAAAAATCCTCCAATTAGTAAAAATGTAATATGTTTTGATTCCCAAGTAAATTGGAACGAACCGATTATACTTTGTGAGGGTGTATTTGACGCAATCACAATTAAAAGAAATGCAATTCCATTATTAGGTAAATTTCCATCAAGAATATTGGTTGAAAAAATCTTTATGAGTGGAATTACCGATATTATTATTTCATTGGACAACGATGCAATAAATGAGGCACTTAAAGCTGCCGAATATTTTAGAAAACAAGGTATTCATGTAAAAATGATGTATCTTAAAGACAAAGATGCCGCCGATATGGGGTATGAAAAATTCTATGAGGAATTAAAGAAAACAAAAGAGTTTTCTCCCGAAGAATTATTATTAAACAAAATAAATAGCTTATAATATGGCACAAACAGTAAAAGAAACTGCAAAGGTTTTAATTAAAAAATTTGGTAAAGAAGAAAGTTTAGAAAAAGCTAAAGGAGCAATTCAGGCCGGACAAACTGTTCTTAATGAATTAAAATATGAAGATGCTCAATTTTTATCCATTATTAAATATTGGAAAGAAGTTGAAGAGGAAATAAATAATTACGAAAACAAATAATATGAATAGATTAAAAACTATTTATCACATTGCCGATGTTCACATCCGTAATGTAAAAAGACACAAAGAGTATAGACAGGTATTTGAAAAAATGTTTGAGGAAATCCGTAAAAGAGGAACCGAAGATGCAATTATATATTTAGCAGGTGATATTGCCCACGCTAAATTAGAAATGTCACCAGAATTAGTCAACGAAATTAGTTGGTTATTCAAAGAGTGTGCTAAAACTTGTCCTACAATTCTTATTACCGGAAATCACGATTGTAATATGAATAATATGGATAGAATGGATGTTCTTACTCCATTGGTTGATGCATTAGAGTTAAAAGACTTTTATTATTTAAGAGATACACAGGTATTTTCTATTGGTGGTATTGATTTTTCAGTATTTTCAATTTTAGATAACAAAGACAATTGGATTAGTGCTGACAAAATGTTTGGTAATAAAAAGATTGCGTTATTCCACGGACCTGTTGATAATTCACAAACCGATATTGGGTATGTGGTAAGTAGTAGACATTTTACAACGGATATATTTGATGGTTTTGATTTAGCCTTATTGGGTGATATTCATAAGCGTCAAGAAATGATAAGTCCGAAGGGATGTAAGGTAGTTTACGCAGGTTCTCTATTACAACAAAACTTTGGTGAGACATTGGATAGACATGGATTTTTAGCATGGGATTTAGACACAATGACCTATGAGGAAATTGACATTCAAAATGACTATGGTTATTATACTATGGATATTGACAATGGTAAGGTTCCAGTTGTAAACGATATGCCAAAACATCCTCGTTTGAGAGTAAGATTGTCAAACACCGATACTGCGGACACCAAAAAGGTAATTGCAGAAATCAAAATGAAATATGGTGTTGATGACTTTACAATTATTAGAACAGACTCTCTATCAAAAAAGAAAACAGGAGATAGAGGTAATAAATTAGACTTTGAAAATATTGCAGATATAAACTACCAAAACTCTTTAATAAATGAGTATGTGGAAAGAATGATGCCGTTTGTTGATGCAAAAGACTTAGGTGAATTAGAAAAGATAAACAGAGATGTCAATAGTAGAATTACACATGAGGAAACTTTAAGAAACATTTATTGGAAACCGATTAGATTTGAGTTTTCTAATATGTTTAGTTATGGTGAGGACAATAAGATTGATTTTAGTAAGTTAAACGGATTGATGGGGTTGTTTGCACCCAATGCACAAGGTAAGTCATCTATCTTTGACGCAATTTCGTTCTGTCTTTATGATAAGAGTAGTAGAGCATTCAAAGCACAAAATATCTTAAACAATAGAAAGCAAGATTTTAGTTGTCATTTGCATTTTCAAATTGAAGGTATAGATTATCATATTGAAAGAACTGCAAAAACTATAAACAAAGGAAAAAATGTTAAAGTTGATGTTCAGTTTTATAGACAAGATGGTGATGACAAAACCTCATTGAACGGAACCGAAAGGAGAGATACAAATGCCGTAATTGAACAATATGTTGGTAAGTATGAAGATTTTGTATTGACCGCATTATCGTTACAAGGTAATAACTCTATATTCATTGACAAATCACAAAGTGAGAGAAAAGACTTACTTGCTCAATTTATGGGATTGAATGTTTTTGACAAATTATATGAAACAGGATTAGAAGATATTAAAGAAGTTTCAGTATTGATTAAAAACTTTAAGAGAAACGACTTTACTACCGAACTTGCAGATAAAGCAAATGATTTAAAAGAAAAGAAAGGTGAGTTAAAGGAATTGGATAAAGAATTGGCTAGATTAAATGCTGACAAAGATGGTTTGGATAGTGTTATATTGGATTTAAGTAGAAACCTTACTCCTATTGATGGTAATTTAGACTTACCTACATTAGAAGCAAAGCGAGATGACTTAAAATTACAATTAGAACAATTAGAGAAAGATTACGAAACCAAAGAAGTTAAAATTGAAGAATATACAAACTTACTTACGGAACTTTCACAATCAATTGAAGATAGAAAGACTATAAACGATACTCCAATTGAAGACTCTATAAAACAATATGATATTGCATTAAACTCAAAGAAAAATACAGGACACTATATTGCATTATTAGAACAATCAATTGAGTCTAACCAAAAGAAGATTTCACATTTAGATAGTCATGAGTATGACCCAAATTGTAAGTTTTGTTGTGATAATGTATTCGTAAAGGATGCAATGAAAGCAAAAGAAGATATTATAAAGCAGGGTGATGAAATGGAAACCCTAAATATTGCTTATGATGCTTTATTAAATCAAATTACACTTTTTGGTGATATTGAAACACAATGGAATGAATATAGTGATTTGAAAACCAAATGGTCAAAAGGAAATGTCATTAAAGAAAAGACACAAGCTGAGTTGACTGGCTTAGATACAAAGAAAGAATTATTAGAAACCCAATTAGACAATGTAGAAGATGATATTGAAAAATATTATGAGAATGAGGACACTATTCAAAGCAATAAAGAGTTAGAAAATCAAATCAAACAATTAGAAACTGAAAAGAAAAGATTTGAGTCGGACATTAAAGATATTACTAAACAAACAGCAACTACAAATGGTTCTATATCATCATTACAGACTTATATAGACAGTATCAAACAAAAGATGAATGAGGTTAAAGAATTAGAGGAAAAGAACCGATTATACACCTATTATTTAGATGCTGTAAAGAGAGATGGTATTCCATACGAATTAATTTCAAAAGCTTTACCTGTTATTGAGAATGAGGTAAATAATATCCTTGCACAAGTTGTAGACTTTGGTGTTACAATGGAAATGGATGGTAAATCAATCAATGCAAAAATAGTTTACGAAGACCAGGAATGGCCATTGGAAATGTGTAGTGGAATGGAGAAGTTTGTGAGTGGACTTGCTATTAGAGTTGCACTTATTAATGTATGTAACTTACCTCGTCCGAATTTCTTAGTAGTGGATGAAGGATTTGGAACATTGGACGCAGATAACTTATCATCTTTATTTATGATGATGCAATATCTTAAAACTCAATTTGATTTTATTTGGGTTATTTCTCATTTAGAACAAATGAGAGATATCGTAGATGGATTGATAGAAATAAAAAAAGTAAATGGGTTTAGTAAGATTGATTTCTAAGAACGACCTTATCAGCCTTCAACACACTAGATTGTGGTTTTGAGACACCGACGTGTTTTTTGATTAGATTTTCAACTAGACTACCCATTTTAAACCCGTGTTCTTCACAATACCCTTTGAGAAGTTCATGGGTTTCTTTTTTGATTTGTAACATTGCGTATTTCATAACTTATTTAGTTTTCTTTAGTATTATATAATGTATATTAGTTTTCTTTAGATAAATATGATATAATTCTTTTTTTAGAGATATTTATTTAAAAAGATTAAATGGCTGTTATAAAGAAAACCTTATTTGCAAAAAATTTAGATAAATACGCCGTATTGGTAAATGATACTCAATCGGATAGTAAATACTTTAAAATAACAGAACTACCTGATACATTTACTGGTGGAAAGAATGCATTCCTAATTGCGGGTTCCGAATATTTAGTTCCTGATACGAAAATACAAATTGAATTGAAAGATTCTGCTGGCAATATAATTTATCATGAACCAGGTGAAGGTATGATATCATCTTCAATTAATGGTGAGACATTTGTTACAGAATATTATGAAGGTGTTTCTAAAGTCGTTGCAATCTATGTTTATCCAGATACAGCGTATGGCCCTTGTACTCTTACTATATTGGGTGAATTGAGTGAATATCAAGATACAAATGGTGTTACACTTCCTGTGCCGTTGGATTGGGAAAATAAATACAATGTAAAATGGCAAAAACAAATTGATGTAAACCCATCTCTTGCAAATACCACTAAGATTAGATTTTATAAAAGGCCTACGGTAAGTATTACTGAATTATTAGAACCAATTTATAGAATAGAAAGTGGTTCTAAAGTAAGTTCAGGAATAAATCAATCTTTTGCAGAAATAAAGCTTTCACAATTAGAAACATTTGCAGGAGATGTAAAAAGAGTAAAAGTATTTAGAACTTCATTGGGTGATATATCCGATTTTAGTTTGATACAAGATATATTGGTTGAGTCAAAAGAATTATTAACTACATTTACATTATCTGGAAGTGTTATTGGAAATACGGGAATATTTACATCAGAAACACTTAAAACTTTTTGGAATACGGGTTCGTTAAATACAGAACTTACATCTAGTAGAATTGAAAGTGGTGTAAAATTAAATGGTAGTGGATATTTTACATATACACAATCCTTAGATATAAAAAGTGCAAATACTTACGAATTAAATTTAGATGCATTTTATTCCGCATCCACATCTAGTAATTTGGGGATATATTTGAGTTATGTTTCTCAATCTACAACATTTACAAGTAGTCTTGCAACTTTGGTAGGAACACAACCTACAAAAAATTTATTAGATACGGTTATTCCTTTTAAAATAGATAGAAATTATCCATCTGCAAGTTTATATTTTTCACAATCACAGGGAGAATGGCATTTAGGAAATATTAGTTTAAGATTATCACAAGATACTGCATTTTCTCCTGATGAGATTTCTTTTATAACTCCAATGCCTACGGTAATTGGTAATGAAGATTTTAATTTTAAGTTTGAATTTTTTGATGTTAATAATAACTATGTACCTGTATTTGTTACACAAAGTGCAAATTTTACAGGTGGTTCAAATACAATTACAAAATTATTAACTTTTGAGTCCGATAGAACTGCATTTAGATTTTCAACAGGTTCATTTGCAAATCCATCAAATCAATCGGTAAGATTTAAAACAATAAAAACAAATTTTACAGGTTCAGTAACATATGCATCATCTGCATTTGATGTTGGTGGTAATTATATAGAACCATCAGCTTATGCGGGAACATATCCAGGTACATTTGTATCTCAAAATGATAATGGAGCACTTTTAAATATAAGTAGTTTTAGTGGAAGTGTTGCAAGTGTATTGGTTGGTTCAATTGTATATACTGCATCTTGTGAAGGTTTTCAAGAATTTGAAACAATTTATAGATTTGAAGATGGTGATAATGCACCTGGTGTGTTTGTTACTGCAAACACAAATCAATTTATTTACAAAGCAACTGATTTATCTCTCAATCCAACGGGACAGGTTATTACAATAGAAGCTAAACGTAAAAACTTAGCATCGGCAACTACACCTTTAACGGTAAATTCTGGAAGCGGTAAACCACCATTAACATTGGTATCTACAAATGCAACTAATGGGGTTGATACTTATACAATAGCCGGTTCATCATATCCATTCTCAACGAGTGAAACCTCTTATTTTATTTCAGGTTCTGACCAATTTGGTAATGAATTTTCCGATGCAATTAAAATAAGTCCTGTAAAAATATTAGATGGATTAAGTGCAACTCTTACAAATGATAACGCAACATTATCAGCATTATCAAATGGGTTTGTAGCAAGTGCTTCATTTGCGTTTACATCCGGTTCAATAAATGTAAAAGTTGGAAATGAAACAATTACATTTGATGATGATAACGATAGTGTTAGAGCAAATAATACTTTTGCAATAACCAATTTAAGTGGAACGGGGTGTACTCCAAATGGTGGTAATAATTCTAATCCATCTATAAATGGATATGGTATCACAAATCTTACAGCAGATTCAGGTTCATTAGACATTACAATTAGTTATAAAGATGGTGCGGGTGATACAACGAGTATTGTTAAAACGGCAACTTACACTAAAAATAAAAAAGCAGCACCTGTTTTAGCTATATCATCGACACCAAAAGACCAAAGTGTAACCGCTAAATCAACTGGTGCACAAATTGATTCATTTGCAAATGCAACAATAGTCGTAAAGGAAACTTACAATGGAGCTACTACCACTTTACCAGTAACATTAACTGCGACTAGAGTGGATACCGGTGGAAGTTTAACAGTAAATAATACAACCGGAGTAGTAACTTTAAGTAATCAAACTTTAGCAGTTGGAGTAAATTCTACAACTGTTAATATAAGTGCAGTTGTAACTGATTCAGAAGGAACAAGTAGAACTTTAACTGATACGTTAAGTTTATCAAAAGTTAAAAAAGCTGCACCGGTGGTAGTTGCAACTTTATCAAAAGATGGTCAATCAATTACAAAAACAAATACTGGTGTATATGGTACTCCTGCTACATTTACAATTAGTGTAAATGAAGGAGGTGCTGATTATACATATTCAACAGGCGGTGCAGTAAATACTTATCAAATTTCATTAACAGGTGGAACTGGAACTACAACCATAACACCAACTACCCCAACTACTGATGCAGGTACGACTGTGGCTATTACTATAACATATGTAAATTCAGAGGGAACTACTGGTACATTAACAAAAGAACATAAAGTAAATGTAACAATTAACGGAACGAATGGAACGAATGGTGACCCCGGTGCACCCGGCAGTACCGGTGTAACTGGTCCTGGTGTGGTTCATACGGGAGTTTGGACAAGTGGCAGAACATACCAATTTTCAGATGGTTTAACGGATGGTACTGGTAGACGAGATACTGTTTTGTGGAGTTCAACAGGAAATGCACCTTATAATACATACTACGCAACTACTAGAGGACATCTTTCAGCAACAGGTAACGTAATAAATGGTGCACCACATCAGCCATCACAAACGGCTTGGACTTCTTTAGGTGCACAAGATTTTTTTGTAGCTGCTAAAATAGGTATATTTGAAGATTCTTTTGTTCAAAAAACGTTAAACATTGGTACGAATTCGAATGGAGCGTTGTCATCCGCAAATATTACTTTGGCAGGTGGTAGTGCATATCCGTATATATCCATCGGTCAAAGTTCAACTGCAGGTGAACAAGGATACAATGTAAATGGTATTTTTATTGGAGTGGTCAATGTTAGTGATTCACCTGTGTATAGATTGTCTTTAAAATCTGCCAGTAATTCTTTATTATGGAATGGGACATCTTTAACTATAAATGGTGGAGGAACATTTAGTGGTGACATATCAGCAGCTACTGGTACATTTACAGGAGGAGTTTCAGGAACAGGATATAGTTTAAATAATTCGGGATTAAGTTTAACAAATGCCGGTTCATCTATATCATTGGGTAATGGTGTTACATTAAATAGTAGTGGTTTGAGTGGAGCGGGATTCAGTTTAACCACAACGGGTGTTGTTGCAAATGCCGGTACGATAGCTGGATGGTCAATCACCGAAACTGCATTATCTAAATCCAATGGTACATATACCATTAGTTTAAATTCGACAGATACCGCGTATTATATTACAAGAAATAGTACCAATCAAGTAAAAGTAAAAATATCACCGGCCATAACTATTCCGGCAATAACTGTTGCTGATTTTGACTTTGTTAATTTTACATATGCATCGGCTACAAGATTGACGGTTACCGGTGATAGTTCTCAAAGTGAAACTAGAACATTAACCGCAACAAGTGGTAGGGGTGATACCGATGCTGGTATTGGTAATGCGGGTACAGGTATAATATGGTTACAATATCCTACCGAAGAAATTTGGGTTGATGCTGATGGGGTAAATGGTTTAACTTTATTACAATTCCTTGCTACTATTCAGGTTAGTGGTGGAACGATTAATAATGATGATGGAGTACGTGCAAAGTATCAATTAACATTGGTTGCAGAAAAATATGCATCTTATACACACGCTGCCAATAGAACAAATTTAATTCAAACATATAGGTCAACTATTGTTGAAAATAATTTAGTAAAACTAGCAGGTAACACATTCAGTTATGCTGATTATTCATATGGTATTTTTGGAGGTGGTTTTCAAGTAGATAGTAATCAAAACTGGTTTTATGTTTATTTAGAACAATATGTTCAATGCGCAACTACCAATGGTGTACCAGAAGAAGACTCTGCATTAGTTTATATGAATGATTTTGGTTCAACTGTAAAAGTACAGTTTGGTAGAGTAGATAATGGATTTTCACAATTGGCACCTGCAGGATTGCAAGTGTATACAGGTGTTAGAAATTATATGAACGCATCTGTGTCGGCTATATCCGGTGAAAACTTTTTTGAAGTAAAAGGAAAGTCTCAATTTTTGTCAGGACTAGCTGTCAATGGTACGTTTTCTGCGTCTACTAAACAATTCCAAATTACACATCCATTAAATGAAAATAAATGGTTATATCACACTGCAATTGAGGGCCCACAAGCAGATTTGATTTATAGAGGTAAATTAAATTTAATAAATGGTGAGGGTAGTTCTAATATAGATATTTCTTCAAGATTAACAAATGGAACATTTAATTCATTAACAAGAAATCCACAATTATTTTTACAAAACAATGATTCATTTGATAGAATAAAAGGTAAAATTGAAAATGGAAATGTATATGTTGTTAGTGAAAATCAAAATTCATCTGCATCGGTGGATTGGACAGTTATTGCTGAAAGATGTGATACGGAAGTATTGACGGGTGGTACATATGGTGGTGATGGTAAATATAAAACCGAAAAGTGGAAAAAAGAATTTCGTGATAGTTTAATGATAACGGGTTCTGTATGATAGTTTTTATTACAACAGGTTACGGAAAAAATGTTATAGGTGGTGCCGATTTGTGGTGCAATAATTTTATAGAAAATGTTTTACCACTAATAAAAGAAGATTATAAAATAATTATTGATGGTAGACCTTTCATAAAAGAATTTGGTGCAATATACACATACGAAAACGAAAAAGAAGTTGATAGAATATTGAATGAATGTGATAAGATTATTTTCTTACATCATTCTTATAAACCCAATCCCATTATTCAAAAGTATTTACATAAAACTTATCTTACATTTGTCCATGCTTTTATTCCTGATATGTTGGGATTAAATTCTGATTATGAAAATATAATGACAAAAGTCGATTGGGAATGGCAAAAAGAAATATTAGATAATTCCGACAATATAGTTTGGATAGGTTATGAAAAAGATACAATACACAATGAATATCCAAAAACAAAAACTATTACAAATTATTATGAATGGAAAAATAAAAAACCATTTGTTGGTATAATTGATAACAAAATTGGATATGCTGCAAGATGCGAGACTCGAAAGAATGCACATTATTTAGATTACATTCCATCGATTATATTTTCAAACAAATATGATTACAAAAGAATGTTAGAAGGGTCAAAAACTAATTCGGACTATCATAGGTTTATGGAATTTGATTATACATTTCATAAAAAATTTTTCGAAGGTAATTTTCAAATATTTCATGGATGTTATACAAAAGAACCATTTGGATATGCAATCTTTGATGCAGTAGATAATGGTAAAGTTCCAATTATACACACCGATTGGATGAAACACATTGATTACAAATATAGAGCAAATAGTAAAGGAGAATTTCACCAAAGATATTTAGAAATACAAGAAGATGAATTTGAAAAAGTAAATGGAGAATTTTGTAAATTAAGAAAAGGATTAACAAAATATACAAATAAACAAAATTGGATTAAAAAAATATGCAGTTACTTAATCAAAAATTAATAAAAGAATATCTTACCAACAATCACACCATTGATGAAAATGGAAACATGATTTTGGAACCAGTAAAATATCGTTGGTCACATGGTGCAACTGATTTACACTTAGGAGATGGGTTAATGATATATTCACTCATAATGTTTAATAGAGCAAAGATATGTGTCTGTATTGGGTCAGGAGGTGGATTTATACCCCGTCTTATGACACAGGCAAGAAAAGATTTATGGGAACAAAAAATATTTGAAGGGAATCCACAACAAGAATGGGGAGATATTGGAACTACAATTATAGTAGATGCTGCAAATGGTGTTGGTGGTTATACCGATTGGTTAAAAGAAGATTCTTTTTTAAGATATCATTTTACACCACAAATAATTTTAGAAACATCGGAAAAATCATTTTATGATTATTTTGTAAGACAAGATATTAAAATAGATTATTTGCACATCGATGGTGACCATTCTTATGAAGGCGTTAAAAAAGATTTTGAATTATATTCAACAATTATGTCTGAAAATTCAATTATTACTATTCATGATAGTGACCAAAATTATCATGATACACTTATAGTTACTGAAAATTCTAAAAAAGATTTTGTTCCTTTTGAAGGCCCTGCAAGGTTTATTAAAGATTTAGAAAAAAATGAGGATTGGAATTTGGTAAATTTAAAAAATTTCCGTATGTTTGATAAAAAAGTTACAAGTACAGGTTTAACACTGTTAACTAGAAAATAAAAAACTAAATGAAAAAAACAAGATTAGTAACAGTTACAGGTTCAAGAACAATAACACTTTGGCATATGTTAAATCATTACAAAAATATTGTGGATGAAATGTATGTCGTAGTTTATGAGTGGGATGGTACAAATATTTTAGAAGAAGTGGGAAGAATATTAGAAAATTTCCCAACAGCTAAGATTGTTAAAGTAGAAAGAAGAGAAAAATTTAATTGGGAAGTTGTTACACAATTGTATAATGAAATCAAATTAATGCATCCTGATGATTGGTGGGTTGTTTCCGATGATGATGAACTTCATGTATATCAAATGCCTTTGCCATTTATGATTGAAGATTGTGAAGAAAACAATTGGGACATTATAAGAGGTGGTTTTATTGATAGAATTGGTGAAGATGGTATTTTTCCTGAAATACAACCATATAAAAATATATTTCACCAATTTCCATTAGCTGGGTTTTTTAGATATCCATTATCAGGTGCTTGTCCTAATAAAGTGTGTGTTATGAAAGGATATGTTGAGATAACTTCCGGACAACACTATGCTAAATTAAATGGTGAAACCACTTGGGGCTTACAATCCAATAATAAATCAATAGCACCTATCGATAGATATTCTATACAGGTTCATCATTTTAAATGGGATTCGACTTGTGTAGAAAGAATTAAAGCTGTAGCAGATATTAAAAAAGATTATGCATACTCAAAAGAATATTTAAAAATGTATCAAGCAATTAGAAGTAATAATTTTCAAATTGACATCACTAATCCAGAATTTATGATGGAAAATATAGGTGAAGGAGAATATTCTCAATGGAAAAATCTTTTTGAAAAAATTATTACAATATAATTTGGTAATATCGATAAAAAATCATATATTTAAAAAAAATAAGTTATTATGGCAAAAACAACAACAACAACAAAAACAGAAACACCAACTTCAAAAACACCAGATGAATTGGTTTTATTGGAAACCAGAAAAGTAAAAGCATTAGAAAAAATAGGCAATTCTTTAGATGCTTTAGTTATTTGGTTTGAAGAAATTGACAAAGATGAGTGGAGTAAAAGAACTCAATATTATTTAGCAGAATTTCATAGAAAGATTGTTAAAGAAGAAGATTAATGAAAAACAAATTAGGAATAATTGTTCCTTATAGAAATCGTTATGAACATTTAGAAAATTTTAAAAATGTTATAACCACTTATTTGGATTATACAAAAACAGATTACGAATTAATTATTGTAGAGCAAGACGATGCTAAACAATTTAATAGAGGAATGCTTCTAAACATAGGATTTCAATATGCAAAACAAAAAAAATGTAACTATGTTGTATTTCACGATATAGATATGTTACCTGTTGGAGTCGATTATTCTTATTCTGAAATCCCATTACATTTATCAACAAATTTTATAACACCAGAAGGAGAAAAAGAACGAGTTATGTTTGATACTTATTTTGGAGGAGTAACTTTATTCCCTGTAAAGGATTTTGAAGAAATCGATGGATATTCAAACAAATATTGGGGATGGGGATATGAAGATGATGATTTGTTATTTAGATGTAAAGAAAAAATGATTAGTTTAAACAAACTAAAAATAAAAAATTTGGGTAGAAAAGGAAAGGCTTTAAAATTCAATGGAATAAATTCTTATGTTAAAGCAAACAACATAATTGATTTTAATTCAAGCTTTTCAATTTTCATTTCCTTTTATCCAGATAAGTTAGAATTAAATCATTTAAAAGAATCGGATGAGTTTACCATATTCAGCATACCTGGATATGATTTTGCAGTTTCTTACACATCATTTAAAAGATACAACTTTTGTGCATTTGATAGTAATTTAAATGCATTGTATATTAATTCAAATATTAAAACAAATTACAAAACAAATATTGTAATAAGTTTAGATGCAAATGATAAAATATTTAAAGTTTATCAAGATGGAAAATTTATAGGCCAAACTGAACCATATAAAAGATTATACAAATATAGAACCCAACCAAACTTTTTTTTAGGTGTTGGTAATCCTGATAGAGAAATAATTCCAAATTATTTTAAAGGATATATTGATTCATTTGCATATTATGATTCTATACTATCTGATGAGGAAATTTTGGAAATATCAACAACTACGGAAAACTTAAAAAAATTAAATTCAGGATATAATCTAAAAACATATTATGATGCAAATAATATAGTGAATTATACCCTAAGAGATTTATCTAGAAATAATAATCATGCAGAAATCAATGGTTGTGAAATAGTTGATTTACAATTTGATGATTACACTGAAATACAAATACCACATAGAAGGCCATCCACATTTCATTCTTTGAATCACGAAGAAAACGGATTTGTAAATAATGCATGGAAGGAACAAGCAACAAGATGGAATCAATTAAGATTTGAAAATGAAGTTTGCAAACATTCATCATTGATAACAAGAGATGGGTTATCTACTTTGGAATATGTTGTACATGGAGAGAACAAAACAGGAAAAATAACACATTTAAATGTAGGTATATAATGAAATTAGGAGTATGTGTACCATATAGAAATAGAGAGGAACATATGAATATATTTGTTCCCCATGTTAGTAAATTTTTAGAAAAAAGAGGAATTGAACATACAATTTATTTAGCACACCAATGTGATGATAAACTTTTCAATAGAGGTTTAATGAAAAACATTGCTGCAAAGTATGCATTCGATGATGGATGTGACTATATTGTTTGGCATGATATTGATATGGTACCTGAAGATGAAAGTTGTGATTATTCGTTTCCAAAAGACAATCCACAACACATCGCAGTTCGAATTTCACAATCAGATTATCAATTAAAGTATGAGGAATACTTTGGTGGTGCAGTTTTATTTTCAAAAGAACAAGTAGAAAAAACAAATGGTTATTCAAATGGTTACTGGGATTGGGGTATGGAAGATGATGATTTATTTTGGAGATGTGTAATGGAAGGATACGCCGAAAAGAAAAATTTAGAATATAGTGAAGAAAAATTCGTAGGATATTTTAATGGAAAAAATGCAAAAATAAATTATAGACCTTCTAGAGAAGTAAAAGATAGTTTATCAGAATCACATACGGTTTCCGTTTTAGTAAAAGCAGACCAACAAATCGATAAAGTTCCTATTTGGTTGATAGGTGATAGTAACAGACAATTCATAGAATATCCAATATTTAGAAAGCCAGGATACGATTGGGGATTATCTTTTAATAATAGTAGAGCATATACAATGCAACTATGGGATAGAATGAAAGGACATTTATATCAATGGATTAAGAGATATGAAAATCAATGGAGTTGGATTACAATGTCTGTTGATGCTGAAAATAAAAAAATACATTTTTATTTAAATGGTAGAGAAAGTGATGCAAGATTAGGAACAGGAACACAATCACCATTGGAATACGATGAACCATTAAAACGATATGGTATGGAACCATTTAATATTGGTTATTCTAAATCTCCTGTTGAAATATTTTTTAAAGGATGTATTTCCGATATCAAAATGTGGAATAGATGCTTAACTGGAAATGAAATAAAAAATTTACATAAAGAAATTCCACAAGAAAGTTTGATATTTGATTTTGATTTTGATAACGAAGTAGATAATTTAGAAAATGTAGAAATTTTAAAAGAAAAAATAGAAATACCACATACGATATTACCTTATAGAAAAGATGGTAAATTTTTATGTTTACCCCACCAAACCGAAGGATTGATTAATGAAGGTGGTATTGATAAGTGGGCAAAAGGTAAAACAACGGCAGAAAATGAAAGAAGATATGTACTTCAAATGCAACAAGGTAAAATAAATTATAAAAAAGATGGAATTAATAGTATGGAATATGAATTTATTTCAATAGACACTATTTATAACAGGCACAAAATGATAAATGTAAAAGCATAGTTATGGCATATAAAAAACCTCTTTACGAAGATGTAAAGAATACTTTGGATGGTGTTGGTAAAGGAATGTGTTTGGCAAAATGGACACAAGTAACAGCACACCTACACACAGGACACAACCATAGTTGTCACCACCCAAATACACATAAAATATCGGAAGTGGAGATTGCACGAAACCCATCAGCAATTCACAACACTTTGTTTAAAAAACAAAGAAGAAAAGAAATGATGAATGGTGCAAGACCTACTGAATGTGATTATTGTTGGGGTGTAGAAGATAATTCGGATTTGTATTCAGATAGAGTTTTTAAATCATCCGAAGATTGGAGCTGGCCATTAGCAGACCAAATTATTAATTCAAATTGGAGAGATGATTTTAACCCACGTTATGTTGAGGTTGCATTCTCCAATACTTGTAATTTTAAATGTTCTTATTGTTCTCCGACATTTTCTACAACTTGGATGGATGAGATTCAACAATTTGGTGGTTATAATACAACCGACCATTTTAATGATTTGAAACATCTAGCTGCAGAACAAAAGATGCCAATTCCAAATAGAGAACACAATCCATATGTAGAAGCATTTTGGAAATGGTGGCCAGAATTATATAGAGATTTGCATACGTTTAGAATAACCGGTGGTGAACCATTATTATCAAAAGATACTTGGAAAGTATTGGATTATATTATTGATGAACCAAACCCAAATAAAAATTTAGATTTTTCAATAAACACCAACTTAGGTGTGCCTGATGAATTGATTACAAAATTAATTGAAAAATTAAAAAGAATTACCGAAGAAGATAAAGTAAAAGGGTTTGTATTATTTACATCTTGTGATGCGTGGGGAGACCAAGCAGAATATATTCGTAATGGTTTACAATTTCCTAGATTTTGGAATAATGTAAATAGAATTTTAAGAGAAGTTCCAAGAATTACTATTACATTTATGGTAACATACAATATGTTATCGGTATTTAGTTTTGATAAATTAATTAAGGGTGTATATCAACTAAAAAATGACTATGCAGGAGACGATAGATATTGGTTATCACCTGTATTATTAGATACATCTTATTTAAGACATCCACGCCATCAAACGGTTCAAATACTTCCACATCAATTTAAACAAAACATATTTGACCAAGCTCAGTTAGCATTCTATCATGGTATTCCATATTATTCAAAAGGATATGTTGGATATTCTGATTTAGAAATTCAAAAATTAAAAAGAACATACGATTGGGCAATATCACCCATAAAGGATGAAGAATTACACAAAGCACGATACAATTTTTATCAATTCTTTAGTGAACATGATAAAAGAAGAGGAACTGATTTTTGCAAAACATTCCCTGAATTAGAAGAATTTTATCATTTCACAAAAACAATACAGTTATAATATGCACAAAATAGAACATAGAAAACCTTTAATAATGGCAGATTTGCCATGGTGGCCCCACAATGCTTATGGTATAATAGATACATCTGCATTTTATGTGATGAATGAAAATGATTGGACAATAAGTGGTACATGGAAAAGAAGTGAAAATTCCGATAATGCAGATGAAATGGCCGGCATATTTATTCGTAGAGGATTACATACGGGTATTGTTTATAGAAAACCCGATATGCTTATGATAAATTTTTGGTATGTCGAAAATGATGAAGAAAAATATGCCGATAGAATTTTATTTTACAAAGACCAAAAGTTTTGGGATAAATCACATTTATTTACATTAAATTGGGATTCTAAAACATTTACATATGAATTATGGATTGATAATGAAATGGTTAATAGTGAAACATTGGGTGGTAAATTAAAAGATTATGTAAATTCACCATATTTTATTGGAGCAGCTGATACAAAGGGAGAATTTAGCTGGGCTCAAGAATGTTATACAGATTTCTTTATGGTATCTAATAAAAAATTAGATGGTAAAACTTGTAACAATTTTAGAAGAAATATAAAAAAATATACAAAACCAAATAAATATGGGTTTAATATAGTTGATAAAGAACCATTGGGATTATTAGCATGTTTTGATTTCCAAAATGAAACACCATATAAATTTTGGGATATAACTGGAAATAATAATCATTTAATGAAACATTGTAAAGCCTTAGAAATGTTATAATATGAAAATACTAATTACAGGAGGAGCTGGTTATCTTGGTTCGGTTATAACCGGACATATGTTAAAAGAAGGTTATAAAGTAATTGTTTTGGATAAATTAATTTTTAATCAAACATCATTACTTCAATATACTTCAAATAATAATTTTAAATTTATTCATGGTGATGTTCGTAATGAAAAATTATTAGAAAAACTTTGTAACGAAGTAGATGTAATAATTCCACTTGCTGCAATTGTAGGATTCCCTGCATGTGCATCTGAACCCGATTTGGCAAAAGAAATAAACTTTCAACAAATAGTAAACATAGTTAAGTTTACGAACGGGAAGGGTAAAAAGATTTTATATCCAAATACAAATAGTGGATATGGTTTAAGTACAGGTCAATCGGAATGTACCGAAGAATCACCACTAACTCCAATATCAGTTTATGGTACTACTAAATGTGAAGCTGAAAATTTTCTAAGAACATCAACGGATGCAATCATATTTAGACTTGCAACTGTTTTTGGTGTTTCACAAAGAATGAGAACCGATTTATTGGTAAATGATTTTACTTACAAAGCAATTACTGACAAATATATTGTTGTATTTGAAAAAACATTTAAAAGAAATTTTATTCATATAGAAGATGTTGCAAATGCATTTGTGTTTATGTTAAATAATTATGACACACATAAAGGTGAAGTTTTTAACGTAGGATTGAGTGATGCAAATCTTTCAAAACAAGAACTACTTGAAAAAATTCAATCTCATGTAAAAGATTTTGCAGTAGTATATGATGATTACTACGAAGACCCTGATAAACGAAATTATATTGTATCCAATGAGAAAATAGAAGCAACGGGTTGGAAACCTGAATGGGATTTGGATAGAGGCATTAAACAATTAATAATGGCATATCAAATGATAGTACCTAAAATGGGTGCAGAATTTAGAAATGGTTTTCCTTTAGGATACGCAAATCAAACATAATATGAGTAATAAATGGGATGAGTTTCAAATTACTCCATCAAAGAAATTTGGTTATGAAGTACCAATGTATACTCCATCGATTTATAGAGAGTATAGAGGTGAAATATTTACAACTTTTCATTCAGAAGAACACCCGGTAATGTCACAAATACATTATGACAAAAGTGAAATTAGTATTCATGGTAGATTTTCCAAATCATACAAAGGTGTGTTAAGAG